TTTATTTTTGTGCTCAAATTTTTTGAAGTCAACTCCAAGTTTATCGCATACGAATTTTATGTCTTTATTTATATTTTCAAACCTGCATATATAATCATATTCTGCATCTAAAAAAGGTAGTTGCCTTCTGTAGTGTGACCCCTCATCTCTGGAAAGTTTTTTAATATTTATATTTTGTATAAACTTATCAAATCCCTCTACTCCGTATTTTTTGAAAAGCCTCCTCGCTTTCAGCCTTCTAAGTGATGGGTTTGTTTTACACATTTTGATGTCGTGAAAAAAAGTTGATACCGCTCTATCCCAAGGGTTTCTTGCGATTGTAAACTTAAAATACTCAGGATTTTTGAAGTATTTTTTATTGCAAGGGGCTTTTGGTCCGCCATGCTTAAGTTTCCAAGATTTTTTGTGAAATTTCTTTAAATCTGCGCCCAATAAATGTTCTACAGACATTCCTGCGCATTTGGGAATGTGAATGAACACGCATTTATATTCATGGCTTATCACTTTTGGGTATAATATTTATTTAGGTTTTCTCGCTTCTTATAAAACTTAATAAGTTTTTTGAACTTTCAATTGTCTGCATTAGTTCTATGGTTGTACTTTTGAGTTCTGGCAAAGATTCGACTACGACTCTCATATCCTCTGGGATTTGATTATCCTCAATATAAAGCTCTATTTCTTTTATGCTTAATAAATGTTTTTTATACAAGCCGTCAAGGTGTACGCAGTTTTTTTCAGCATCATCTATATGGCTTAAAAGCTCCTCTTTTTCAAGATCTCCTGATTCATATTTTGAAATCCAGTTAGGTATACTACTTAAGGATTTATTATATAAAAATTCATTCTCTGTTAGTCTTTCGATAACAAATTCATGAGTTGCCCAAACGGAATCAAAGTCGTACATGTATTATGTTATTCTTTTGCGTCTTGTAATTCCACCTTAAGTTCATTTATTCTTTCTTTTAATACGCCTACTGTTGTTTTAAGGTGTCCGCAGTCTTGAGGCTTAATTTTTGACTCGATGTATGACACTTCTTCTTGCAGATGCAAGATTTTAAATGCTAATTCTTTAATTTTCATATTAATCTACTAAGTACGTTTAATTCTTTTGTTCCCATGTATTTTGCGAAGTAGTTGCAAAATTGAACTACTCTTGAGGAGTCCCAGTCTTCATTCCATATAGTTTCTGTTACTTCAAAGTATTTACCATCTTGCCACATTTCCGTTAAATCTATGAATTCTGTTAGTTTATTGTCTGACTTTTTATTCATGATGCCTATTATCTTACATTATACTTTAATTGTCAAGATGTTTTTTTTAGAATGTTGGTGTATTAAAAGGTGAGGACAATATGATATGCGGAAAAGAACGAAAAATAATACTAGATCATCTCTACCGAAAATGCTTGAATGCTACAAGCGTCAACAAAGACGAATACAAAACGAGGCAGCTTGCTCAGTTGATGTATGAAAACATGCTTAAAGAGGAAAAATTGCATATATACTACGAAGAAGTGCATAAAAAAATAACAAAGTATCTTATGGAGGATGCTGAAAACTCTTTATGCTTCAATATAGGTCCAAACTGCACTCCTGACAAAAGGAGTGCTCGTATAAAAGAATGGGCTTTTAATAAAGCAAAAAACATGCCTAAGATGGAAAAGGCTGCTATTTGTGCAAAATTGAACTTAAAATTAATTTAACATGATGCTTGCGAAAAATGTGTGTATCTGTTACTAACCAAAAATATATAGATTATGGCAATAAACGTAAATACAACTGGTATCTTCCCACTTGCGGAAGAGGACGGCGCTGAAAGTGGTTTTCAGTTGCTATCGAGTGGTTCAAATACTATTAACGGAACTGGAGGCTTCTTCGTTCCTGTAAAGGATTTGAACCAATATGCTGACGATACTGAAATGACTAATGATTATAGATATTTCATGTACGCACTGCTGAAGTGCTTGGATGATCATTATTCCGCTCTTGAAGCAGAGGATAAGCCTCTGAACTTCACTTGGAGTGAAAATAATGTTAAGTCTACATCAGGAGGAAATCTCTTTAAAGATTTCTCTGCTAGATTTTGGTATGCGGGAGAGCCTGAAGACTTGGGTTCTAGCAGCAGCTAAGCTTTATTATTTAAAGCGTAAACCTAAGAGCCTTCCTTATCGGGAGGCTCTTTTTTTTGATCCATCCATTTATTGGAATATGGGCAATACATTTGTACATTTACGGTCTGTGACTGATAGCCATTTCTTTGCATCATTTCATTATGAAAACTCAGGGCTTCTTCAAAAGAATACGCTTGATAATAATGTACGCTATCCATAGCGGAATGCCCTTCTCCTGCATTGTATATTACTCTGTATTCATTAAGCCTCTTGTAGGCTTCTTCTTTTTTGCTCATTTTTTAATACCCTTTTTAATTGATTTAATCTAAGTTCCACATCCTCTGCTTCTCTGCATATTGCGTGATATTTGCATTTTTTTTTATTTAACTCTTGTAGTATAACTGTTGAAAGCTCAGATAGCTCTTCTGCGCACTTCATTAATATTCTTCTTGAGTCTGAATCTATAATCATAACTAATATTAGCATAAGCTATTTAAATTGTCAATACCTTTTGTGTATATATTTATATGGATAAAGAAGATAATAATAATAAAATTGTAAAAATAAAGCACAAAATTGACTCTGATTTCATATTAAATTTATATGACCGAGCTAAAGCCGAGAAAGGAAAGAAAAGAAAAGAGCTTATGGATCAGGTTTATTTCTTTTCTAAGCATATAGGGGAATACCTCGCTCAAACTAATTAAACGGAAAGTCTTGCTTTTGTTTTACTAGATGTGGCCTCTGCCATCCATCTCCATTATGCATATCCGCAGGGTTTATTTGTGGAATGTTATCCATCCCGACTTTCTCTACGATTTTAATTAATTCATTTTTATCGTAACGAAATCTCTTGCCGTTAATCCATAAAACGTAAGGGTTGTAACCCGCAATGTCAAAGGGAAATGGCACAGAGTTAACTTCTATATGTAAAACCTTTTGGGGAGAAGGTTGCATTTGTATTTCTTGAGTTACTTCAACCTCTTGAGTTTTTCTTTTTATTTTGGTTTGGCATCCTAGCAAAAAAGCAATAAGCACTATGATTGAGATTTGAAAATTTTTCATAGCTATATGATAGCTATATTTTTATTGTTTGTCAAGGTTTTTTAGCCTACGCCTTTCCGCTATGTATTCTTGCAGGAAAAAGTGAAAAGCATCCGTGTCTTCATTTTCTGTAGCAATTCTTATTTCTGAATCATAAACTGACAGCCAATCTCGATCTTCCTCCTTAAATTTGGTATCAGAAGGTTGGAGGTCACGCGTATAAACGCAACCGCAAAGCAAAAAACAAAGCAAAAGTCTTGCCATGTAGTTATATACACGAACTTTAAGAAAGTTGGGTTAGTCCTAGTTATATTCCCCGTTTTCGTCTACAAATTTTTGGTACCAACTATTTTCTTCGCCACTGCTCCCTTCGCCTAACTCCGACTGGGTAAAGTCGCAAGTTGTAACTAAAAAAACATAAGTTTCGTAAGAGCCTGTTCCTGCCTTTTGATCAGCTATCCACTCAACAATTTTAGGATTATCCAAAGGAGTAGAGTAATCCATAATGTATCCGTTGTGGCTTGTCTGTCCCGCTATTATTGACATACATATTAATACACAAATTTATTTCCACTTGCAGTAACTTGGGTCTTGCGCTCTTTTTCTTCTCATATAATCTCTTTTTTGTTGTCTCCTTCTTTCGAGATCATCTTCGTCATACTTTTTTCTTGCTCGGTCCATTGCTTTTTTTCCTTTTTCTGACTCTCTGTATTTTTTTTGTCTGTCCATTTTATTAAATCGTAATTATTTTTATACCGTTTTGAAAAACAATTTCTAGGAGAATCCCCTTTGCCTGCCCCGCTCATATATTTTTTATATTTAGTTTAATTGAATTAATATTTGATTTTATTGACTCTAGATTTTCTTTATTATTTGTCTTGCCCTCCAACCCCTCAATAGAGATTCCAATTAGATCGCAATATTTTTTTATAGATTCTAGACAATGATTGTAGCTTGTTAATCTTTCTACTTCCTCTTGATAGTAGTTTGAAATTGATTTCATTATAATATTAATCTGTTTTAATTGATTCTTGAACGATTCTTTTTGCGAAATCTGCATTCTCCCAATCGTAAACTGAAACTAACTTATCATTTAAATCTTTATAATGTGCAAAAAAGTTTTTGCATACTTTTAGGAACATCGGGTCAATATCTTCTATGTTTTTATATTTTCTTACATGAGAAACTGGGCAAGCTAAAACTTTATAATCTTTCTTTGCTTCATCTTCCATTTCTAAAACGCCAATTACGTTACACTCTACCACTGTTGCTCGATCTATAGGCAGCGCATTGTACACCAAGACATCAAGGGCGTCTCCATCATCAGATAAAGTATTTGGAATAAAGCCATAACTCGCTGGATAGGTCATTGCGCTTAAAAGGCCTCTGTCGTACATAAAAATACCCAAATCAGGATCATATTCGTATTTTGCGCTTGTTCCTTTTGGTATTTCTATAACTGCCCAAATTTTATCTGGAGATTCTTTATGGCTTGGAATATTGTAAAGATTCATTATTGATTAAATATATCTTTTAGTTCTTTTTCTATTTCGTTCCAATTTGTTCTATGAGATTTATTCCTTTTTTCAACTTCTGCAGTAGAAAAACCAAAAAGAAATATTTCGTAGAGTATGTAGCATAATATCTCGAATTCGTCTAGACTGGTTGAGTTTTTTATATTTAAAGATAAAAGATCTCCCCAGTCTACAAAATCAATGAGGTCAAGCTCATCTAAATCACTATAGTATATTGATACATCTATAATATCAATAGGTGGATCGTGTAAATCATCCTGTATTTCTGTAATAAATAAAAAATCTTTTTTTTCAGTTTTATTCGTTTTTGTTTCTGATAAAGTTCTCCAAAAGGAATAAAAAAGACTGTCGATTCTTTCAACCTCTTCGTTTCGAACTCCTGAAAGAAAAGTTTTATAAATAAAATTAAATACTTTTTTGTGTCGATGGCATTTTAATAGTTTTTCTAGGGTCATATTGAAAAGAGTTACTTTGGTTGTGTAGTTGCCCTCTATCGTAATAATATTGATATATTCCTATAAGTTTGTTTTGACTTTGAATTGCTTCGTGCTGTTTATATATAGTATCTTCTAGATATCTTTTTTCTTCGGAAAAATATAAATACATTCCGATAATTATTAGTATGAGGGCGATTATTATGTAATTTTGGGTATTATTGTCTTGCATAAGTGTATTTAAATACACTAGTTATGGCTGACGACGACGAAGAACTTTTGTATCCCGAAGAAAAATTTGGACATGATGATAGCGGGTATCCTGTCTGTAGAATTGACTTGCCCGCGCATAATGGATATTGCAATATTGAAAAAACTTTAAAGATATACAAGAAGTGGCTGAGCGATCAGCAACACGGCGAAGGCTCTGCTGCAACAAGATTTTTCTTGCAAGCTGCTCTAGGTCTTGTTGAAGAACTTGAACGTACAATTCATGAGCCTGACGATGTTCCTACAGACATGATTACTACCCCTCTTGATCCTCCTACAGGCCCTACGGGGCCTACGGGACCAACAGGGCCTACGGGACCAACGGGACCAACAGGACCAACGGGACCTACAGCGCCAAGTCGACCCACTGGATGTCCCTCATGCGATGAAATACCTGAAAGTGCTGACGGAGACTACACCTACGAGCAAAATGAAGAATGCTGTGGGCCCGAAGGGCATGAAAATGCAAAAGGAGGTGCTAATGATAATCCAGCGTCGCTGTATAACTTTCATGAGGTTAATGTTCCCGAAGGCGTCGAAAATCCATTGCCCAACGGCTTTCTTACTACTGAAGAAATAAGTTTTGACGTAGTGAGCACGAATGGTACAAGGTGGACTAAGCATGCAGATACCTGTGTGGGCGTCGACTTTCGAGACAGTATTGAAAGATGTGAATGGGATAAAAAAATATGCGAAAGTGTTCCCGAGTTAGGTGAGGCTGATTTTGAAATAATGGGTGATTTTTATGGAGAAGAGAATTATAAATGTTGCGAGACTTATAATTGCAATAATGAACAAGACACAAACTGTGTTCATTGCCGAGAATTTTATAGAGACGCTCAAGGCAATATTGCCGAAAATGTTCAAGTTCCTATTACGGGAAAAGAGACTTATGATCCTGGGACCTCCTACACAACTGGGGACGAAGTTTGGGCGCAGACCATAACCAATCATTCATCAATAGCTAAAGGTTTTAAAAGGGGCGCTACGCGGGGAGTTGGTGGAAATTATGCAAAATATAGATGTAACATATCTCTCGCATTTAACTCTCACCCCGCTGTTGGGTACGTCGCTACTCAGCCTAATCCTAATTATGATCCAGAGGATACTTCGTCAGACGCCGAACCTCAAAGACAGGGGCAAGCCGTATGGACTAAAATAGGCGAATGTACTGTTGATAATGACTGTGGAAATGGCGTAGATGCAATAACCTTCGACGAGACTTAATCTTTAATCATTATCCCCTGTCATATTCAGCATGAGGGTAGCATAATCAATTGCATATTGAATGCCAGAAATTTGATATTCAAGAATATTTATTTCGTCTTCTAATTTTAGAACCTCTGTTAGTGAAGCTCTGTCCAGCTCATAAAGGGCGTAAGTTTCTGCAAGAAATTTTGATTTTATCTCTTTTTCTTTATTATGAGCTCGCAGGGCTTCTTTAAATAAATCCATGGCCCTACGATCCTCGGCGTCTTTTTTTACGTAGAACATTACTCAATTTCGTTCCAGCGATTTGGCTGGGAATAAGGGTCGTACTGCTCTATTGAAAAAGAGTCTACCTCCATTGTTGATGCGATTAGTTTTAGTTGATCGACTGCCTCTTGCCTGTTCTCTAAAGAGAGGTAGAAATAGTCTTCCATTTCGTTGCCTTTTTTGTGGTACTTCAATCTGAAGTCTTTTGGCCAATTTTTCATTTTATTTATTTGTTTTAAAAAAATAGGGTGTGGGGAGGGACTACTGTATACCCTCAACTTTTCGGCGTGAACATCAGTTCTAGTGTACCTACTTCGAACCACAGATTAGACTCGGCATATGGTCTTTAGCTCATCCGATTGGACTCTGCTACCCCGCCACAGGGAATCTGCGTACCTTAGCCCGCTCACGACAGGCTTAATTCGGTCACCCACAGGAAGGATTATAAGCCCTTCCAAAATTCATTAAAATGTTAAAGATCGATTATTTTTATATAATACTCTATCTAGCGTTAAAAGTCAAGATTTTTTTTGATTTATTTTTGATATAATAAATTTAAGTATTTGAGATCTTTTAATATCTTCTTCGTTAAATTGAAAATACTCTATCCCTTTATCTTTGCTTTGTTGGTCGTTGAATATTCTGCACATTTGCTCGAAGCCACTTTTCCCGTTAATGTCGCTTTGCATAGAGTCTCCGCAAATAAATAATCTTGTGTTCTCTCCTATTCTTGTAATTAGGGTTGTTAGCTCTTTGAATGTAAAGTTTTGCGCTTCATCTGCTACAATAATTTTATCTTTCCAGCTTGCCCCTCTTAGGAAATTAACAGGAAATGCTGAGATTCTTTGTTTTTCTAATAAGTCGGACTTTATGGTTGTGTTTTGTGGGAGCATTTCATCTAGCTTATCCATCAGTGGAACCATATATGGGTTAAATTTGTCTTCTAAGTCTCCTGGAAGGGCTCCTAAGCCTTTATCTGCACTTTCTATAACCGTTCTTACATATATTAGGTCGAGTTCTTCATTTGCACTAAGATGTCTTAATGCAGAATATACTGACATATAGGTTTTACTTGTGCCTGCTGGCCCATTCACGAACATTACTTTTGTTTTTTCTGACAAGGACAATTCCAGGAAAGATAGTTGTTTCTCGTCTAATTTGCAGCAATTGACCGTAATTGTTTGTTTTAGTTGTGGAATGTTAAAAGGTGCTTTCTTCTTTTTAGACATTATATTTTATATACACTTATTATATTCTATATTCCTCCCACCTTACATTTTTTTCTTTTATTAGTTTTTTAATTTTTCTTTGCTTAGAGCTTAATTGAGCTTTCCCACTTTTAACTTCTAGGAAAACTACTTCAGTATCGTCAAAGACGATATAATCTATTGGCTGCCCTAAGAACTGGCACTTTTGCGGATCAAATTTAAAATCGCTTAAGAATGGGGCGAGCTTTTCTGCCGTCTGCCCCAAAATGACTTCTCTGCTTTTTCTTTGAGAGAGGTCTCTTTTTTTTTCTTCTGATAGTTTATTATTTAATTTTAGTTGCCTAAGCAGGCAGGTCGCCAAAACTATCGATACTATCGCGAAGAATACTATGATTTGTTTTTCGATTGCTCGTCTCTGAGTTTATGTATTTGATTTAATAAGTAGTCCAACTTAGATCTAACTTTAGTTTCTGCCTCTTGCTCTTTGTCCGCCTTTTTAATTAAAGAAATTTCTATCGTTCTCATCCTTGAATCTAATTCAGAAAATCGAGAAATCAAGTATTTATTTATTACTTCTAACTGTTCAATTTTCTGTTCAAGACTCATAGTAAATTTTTGCTCTCACAGACTCCCATGGCATACCCGACTTTATAATTAAAGTGATTCATGTATCCTAGTAATCCGATTATGACATACGGCTCAAAGGTCTGCAATCCGAACTTATAAATAACTATAAACGAAATAATTAAAACTGGGCAAAATTTATTTAGCAAATAGTTTATTACTTGCATTTGCATTAGCAGATAGTATTTGGCGTTCTTGTCTTCACTATCGCGACTTTATTCGCGCAGTTAGGCGAACATCTCTTGAGCATCTCTATAAGCTTTGACGCTCTTTCTTTCGCTGATTCTTCGTCGGAGTAGTTTTGGGGTTCTACTCTTCTTCCTCCTCTTGTTACTACATATACCATATCTTTTTTATTTTCCATTTTTTTTCCAAACCGTTACATTTTTTAGTTTTAGAATTTCTTTTTTTTCTACTTGTGTTATCTGGTCTCTTCTTTTGGGTCGTTGATAAATTCTATATTTCGCTTGATACGCTCTATCTACCATGAATAAGTCGAATCTGACTTTTTCATTTGCTAGCTCTATTAACTTTTTTCGAGGAACCAAAATAAAGGAATCTTGGGTTTCAAAGACGATAAAATCCGCCTTTCCGTAAAGCCAGCCTTCTCTGCCTTGCACATTTTTAATTTCTATCCAAATCCAGTCATCGTTAAATTTTTTATCTTTTCTTGAGACTCTCTTTCTTGCCTTTAAGTCAACGGAAACTTTTCCAGTTTTACCCTCTAGGAAAAAATCGATGTGGTCATATTTGTTTTGTTTTACTGATGCTTTTTCGACAATATAACCTTTCTTTGAAGCGTGATCTTCAAAGCGATCTTCCGCTTCGTGGCCTTCTCTTGAGGATTGGCCATCTCTGTCAAATTTACTTCTGAATGGCATTAAGTTTGTACCCGATTTTTTGAAGCCATACCCTGCTGACAGGGATTTCGGTTTCTTCTCCGATGTATGGCGAGATTTCTTTAAGTTTAACATTTAAAAAAGAGGTTGCCCCTTTGGTTCTTCCACTGCCTTTTTTTCTTTTTTTGATATCTTCATTCATTGCATTCTAATCTTTTATAATATATACTATACAATAAAAATTTAAAAAAGTCAATTAAAAAATTTATTTTCCTGAAGATCCGAAGCCTTTTTTATCTCGGTCTGAGGGTGAAAGCTCTTCACATTCTTCTAATTCAATTGATGGAAGTTTAATAAAAACAAGTTGTCCCACTCTGTCTCCCGCCATATAGCTACCTCTGCCGTCATCTGGACTAAATCTTAATTTAATCTCTCCTCTATAGCCAGAGTCTACAACTCCCACTGAATTTCTTAAGGAGTGTCTCGTATTGCTTATGCTTGACCTAGGAAAAATTAAACCCACATACCCTTTTGGGATTTGTACGGCAATGCCTGTTCCGAATTCAGTATACAATCCCGAGGCTTGAGAAGTCGACCATTCGCTTGTACACGCAAACAAGTCAAATCCCGCGTCGCTTTCATGCGCTTTTTCTGGCGCCCTAGCTTTAGGGTGCAATTTTTTGAACTTAATCTTCATTAATTTTAATACGTTTTAATTAAAAATGGCAGTTCGGTAAAAACTCTTTCTAGAGTCTTTTTGCTTTTATCTTTTTCTGCCTTAAATCCTGAGCGTTCGATAGGCATAGCCTCGATTTCTTTAAGAGGTGGGGTTTTTGCTGATGCGTCAAGAATCCACGGTACACCGCTCTCCTCTGCCCAACCATATATTCTTCTAATTGGTGCCATTAAATTAAAATTTTCACCAGCTCCTCTAACCAACATCCCTACATATTGTCCATTAGTTAGATACACTCCTCCTCCAGAACTGCCTGGAAATGCAGTCACCGTAGTTTGATCAAACTCAACTCCATCTGCTATGCGCCCAACTTGAGAAACAATTCCTGTTGTCATTGAATTTGCTCCCATTTGGCCCAAAAGTGATCCTACATGATACAAAGGCGTTCCTATTGACACAATATGGTCTTGATCGGACTGCTTATAAAACCTTGCTCCCACCTTACCATAATCTCTCGATCTCACCATTAATAGAGCAATATCATGCCCGTGAGTATAGTCGCTATATTTGATAACTTGGGCATCCATTTTGATTTCTCCAACTCTTCTACCTGATTCAACAAGCTCCTTAACGACCTGAGCATCTTTGAATTCCACCACTTTTCGTGTGCCTCCGTCTTCATCTACAACTGTTCGGATTGAGCGAAGGTTATCTACTACATGTGCAGCAGTCAGAACGAATGTAACATCTTCTCCTTCAACCTTTTTGACGATTAGAACTCCTGAGCCTTCGCTTTTGGAATATCTATTTTCCGATTTAATCGTTACTGAAATATCCTGAAGAAACTCTACCACCTCTTTAGTGGTTTTTCCGAAAGTTAAAGTTGTGGAAACGACGAGAAGAAGTGATATATATTTCATGGTGATTATTTTGTTAATTTAAAAACTATGTTATGAATAAAAATTTATTAATCAATTAATATTTTTATATTGTACTTTTTTTAAGTCTTTAAGCTCTTTGCCTCCCCCGTAGGATATTGCGCTCTGAAGATCTTGAGTGATTTCCTGTAATTTTTGCTGTAAATTCATTCCATTATTTGAAAGTTTCTTCAGTGTACCTTCTATGTTTCTATGTACTTTTTTATTCTCAAAAGATGCTGAGCCAAAATATGCTTTATGTATTTCCCCGTTAATCTCTACTGGGCTTGCTGGGCTGTCCATGCAGGCTGCAAAAATACCACCAGCCATTACGAAATCTGCTCCTGCAACTAAAGCTTTAGCAATATCTCCATTATGAATTATTCCGCCATCTGCAATAATTGGTATTTTTTCATAATCATCATTAATGTTTGACCCGCAGTCATCAAAGATAGTATTTCCGTATAACTGTCCTGCGCACTGCTGTACGCAAGAAAACATTGGCATCGTGAACCCTGTTTTATTTTTAGTCGTGCAAGGGCTTCCTTGCCCTATTCCGACTTTTACAGCATCAGCGCCCCAAGAATACAAGTCTCTTACCGCTTCGCGGGTTGCTACATTACCTGCAATTATTTTAGCCTCAGGCAAGGTCTCTTTAATATATTTTATTGTACGCTTCATGGAGGCGGAATGTCCATGCGCAATATCAATTGTAATAAAATCTACCCTTAGTCCTGAAGAGTGAAAGTCGTAAATTATATTTTCATAATTTTTAACTCCCACACTTATAGATACAAGCTTCCAGTTATCTCTGTTGGCTTCTCTGACAAATTTTTCTTGGTCAACATCAAAACGATGCATTGAGTAAAAGTAATCATTTTCGCTTAGAAAATATGCCCAATCTTCATCAATTACCGCCTTCATGTTTGCTGGCATAATGGGAAGTTTGAACTTTCTTCCTAAAAAGTCTACAGAAGTATCGCATTGGCTCCTTGTTTCGCACTCGCTAAACCTAGGCTCAAGGCAAACATCTTCATATCTCAATAATTTATTCATTTTGTGTATTTTAGCTCTGTCACAAACTCTCTTGAAAGTTCGCCGTTAGGATCTTCTAGCTTCTCTTTATTTACATAAAAAGAGAAAACTAAACCAGCAGTTTTTGTCATCTCGCCGATAACTTGTATTTTTTTTCCCTCTTTAAGCCAAGAGTAAAAATGTACAACCTTGCCTTTTTCTATCATGAACAAAGGTAATCTATAACCTCTAGGCAGTCGACGTGTCTAATTAGATTTTGCTTATCGATTTTTTCTTGATCGAATCCTTCTGCTTCTGCCCAGTTTTTAATTTTTTCACTCCACTCAGGAACATACATAGCTGGTTCATAAGTAATATTATTTTTTGACACTGCTGCCATGTCGCCCTTTTCATTGCAAATCGTAATGAAATCTAGAGGCTCCGTATAGCACTCTTTTAATAGAGTTACACCTCTTCTTTTGCACTGATCTATTATAAAATCAGCTTTAACCTCCACTTTACTGTCCATTTTTTTACCTCCCGTATAATGCGTTTAGAATTTCTCTCGATCGAGCTCTAAGTCTAGCTTTCTCTCTATCTTCCTTTTCTTTTAGCTCTTTCTGTATTAACTTTTCTCTTTCCGCTTCTTCAGCGGATTGTTCTAACTGTTTTAGCCTTTTCTCTTCTTCTTCTTGACGCCTTCTCTCTTCCGCTTGTTGCTCTGGCGTTCCTTGCGCGACAATTAACACCATAACTTTTTCATCGTTAGAGTTGGCTTTTAGTTTTTTAGAATATTCTACTAAATCTTCCCACTGTTTTTCGTCAACCTCAAGAAAGTTGTCGCTTTGGCGCACTTTTTCTGGCAGAGCCGTACTTGTGACCAATGCGTATTCAACTTCCATTAAGATTCCGCCTCTACGTCAAGACCTGTAACTGAGTATCTAAAAGATACTGTATAACTTCTTGCTGCAGTATCCTCGTCAACAAAGTTAAGTCCTGATCTAGAGATAGTCATATTCGAAGGGGCTGTTTCAAGAGCTTCTTGGTAATCAAAATTCTCTTGAAGAAATCCCCATAACAGTTTTCTGTAATCCCCAGTGCTCTCACTTGCCTCAGTCGCGTCTAGCTCTCCTCCAATTTTAGAAATTGGAATTCTAATGCAACCCTCGCCTGCTGAGGAAAAAGATCCATCTGCCGAATATTCGTATTTTGAAGAATAAATTCCTGTTGGTGCTATATTAAATGACATATTTAAGTTTTGTTCAAATAATTATACACACAAACTGG